AGTAATATATTTCCTTTTATTTTTAATAATAAAACTTTCAAAAAAATTTGATTCAAAAATTTTAGATATACTTGCAAGAGTATCTTTAAAACCATATATTGATTATTAAAAGGGGGAAGTATGGAAAATATTCTAATTGCTGGTGCTATAACTCTAATACTTGTTTTGCTGTTAAAACATGAAAGAGAATATAGCTACGAAAGAAGAGACCAGGTAATTGATCATTTGCCATGGGCATATTTATTGGATGATGGAATTATTTTAAATAAAGATGCTTCATTACAAAAAACATTTAAGATTCGTGGAAAGGATTTGGAATCAATGGAGCAAATGGATCTTGTCCATCAAAGATATTCATTGAATAATGCTTTCAGAAGAATGAATGGAAGTTGGGCAATCTTTATTGAACAAAAAAGAACTCAATCAGCTCCATATACAGCTTCAAAGTTTTCATCATTAATTCTTCAAAAAATTGAAGATATAAGAGAAAAGAAATACAACTCAGGAAAATACTATGAGTCTGAATATTATCTAACATTTGTTTGGTTACCACCAAATGATAGAGTGTCTACCTTAAAAGATAAATTTATTCAGGAAGAAAAAGAAGAAAAGGATGAAAATAAATATTTAGAAGAATTCAAAGAACAAGTAAAAGAATATGTAAATCTTATAAAGAATGAATTTTCTGAGATTAGTGAATTAAATGACCAGGAAACATTAACATATTTACATTCGACTTTTTCACAATATGATAAACAAACTGTTGTTCCTTTAAGAAGTGATATTTTATTAGATTCATATATTTCAATTGTAGATGGTTTTAGACCTAAAGTAGGAGATAACTATATAGGAGCTATAAGTATTTTAGCTTTTGCAGGAGAATCTTTTCCAGGAATGTTTAATGAAATATCAAAAGCTGGAGTGGAATGCAGATGGACATCAAGATTTATTTTTTATGATAAAGAAGATTCCATAAAAATTTCTAGTAAAGTTAAAGGTAGATGGGGAAATAGAAAGAGAAAAACATTTACATCATTAGAAGAGAAAGCATTAAAGAAACCATTGGAAGATGATGACTATGAAGCAATTATAGCAGAAGAAGAAATGAAAGATATTTTAAGTATGCTTCAAAATGATTTAATTTCATTAGGAAAATTTACTTTCACTGCTATTGTTAGAAATAAAAATAAAGAACAACTTGAAAAGGATTTGGATACTGTTATGTCAATAGTACAACAAAGAGGATTTACTGCTGTCAAAGAGAATGTAAATACTTTACAAGCTTTTTTTGGTAGTATTCCTGGAGATTTTAGACATAATGTTAGAAAAGTTCCACTTCCTTCAATGACGGCTATAGATTTATTTCCAATAAATTCTATGTGGTGTGGAGAAAGAGAAAATAAACACTTTAATGCTCCTGCTTTGTTTTATGCAAATTCAGGAACTGGATATAATTCTGTATATTTTAATACTCATGTAAGAGATGTTGGACATATGGCTATGTATGGAAGAACAGGTGCAGGAAAATCAACTTTATTATGTTTTATAGCAGCTTCATTTAAAAAATATGCAGATTCACAGGTTTTTATATTTGACAAAGGTGGTTCTACAAGAGTTTTAACAACAGCAATAGGTGGAAAATTCTATGATTTAGGTCGTGATAATTTATCATTTCAACCTTTAGCTAAAATAGATGATAGATTAGAAAGAAACTGGGCTTATGAGTGGTTATGTGAAATTTATGAGCAGGAAAATGTAATTTTAACTCCTGAATTAAAACGTATAGCGTTAGAAATAGCGGTAGAGATGTTCAATAAACAAGGTAGTGAGGGCGAAGCGTCAAGAACAGAAGGTGGAATTGCTATTGTTTATCGTGATGGCTTACCCTCACATATCAAAAATACTTTATCTTCTTACAGGTTAGCGAGGTGTTCGGGTCGTGCGTTTGAAAAAGAACAGACTGAAACCTTACAAGATATTTAAATACGTAGTTAAGACTAATGATGAAGGGGTACGTTTTAAAGGATATAAAGAAAACTCATATATTATTAATGCTGAAATATATCCAGCTTCAGGACGTATTCAAGCCCAGGTATACGGTGAAAAATTAAATTATATGTTAAATATGCTAATAGAACGTACTACTGAAATAAATGAGCGTGATGGAATTTGTATCAACAGTGAGACACCTAACTATGAAGTAGTATCTATTAAGAATTATACATTTCATAAATTAGTGGAGTTAAAGAAACTTTGACTGAAATACAGAATGTAAGCAGATTGATTAATAAGATTCATAGAATAGGTGGAACAGCAGGAGAACAAATTATTAAAGCTGGAGTAAGTAGAGGAACTAAAATAGTTCAATCTGAAGCTAAATTATTAGTACCAACTAATTCTGGACGAACTAGAAACAGTATAAGAACAAAGGTTGATGGTTTGAAAGGTTCTGTTTATACTAACGAACCATCAGCAGTATTTGTTGAGTTCGGAACAGGTAGTGTAGGAGCTAGTAATCATGGCGGTATAAGCCCGAATGTTAGACCATCTTACAGAAATACTCCTTGGTGGTTTCATGAAAGCATGGTTGAGGGCGGTTACTTATCAGCATATAATTTTTTCACCATAGATACACCCGTTGGTAAGTTCTATAAGACTGAGGGACAAGTGGCACAACCGTTTATGTACCCAGCCTTAAAAAATAATAGGGCTAAAGTTTTAGCTGAAATGGAAAAGTATTTAAGTAGGAAATTGAAGGAGATAACAAAATGATTAATGTTAAACCGTTAATATATAAGGAGTTATCAAAAATAGCGACAAATGTAACGGATACATACCCAGCTGATTGGGAAACATTTCCTGTTGTAATTTATTTAGAAGAGGAAAATAAACCTCATGAATGGTTAGATAATGGAGTAGAAGAGACTACTTATTTACGTTATAAAGTCGATATTTTCGATAAAGAAAGTACTTCTAACATAGCCGTAGAAGTAGATAAAGTATTTAATTCGTTAGGGTTGAAAAGAACAATGGCACAAGATATGCCAGACCCAAGTAACTTAAGACACAAAGTAATGAGATTTGAAGGGATATATGATCCTGATACAAATATAGTATATCAATATAGAATGGAGGGCTAATATGTTAGCAAACGGAATTAAATTAGAATACAGTGAATCAACAAGCGGTTATACTCTGTTAACAGGTCTTAAAGAAGTACCAGAACTTGGGGTTGAGCCTGAAAAAGTAGAGAATACAACGTTAGCTGACACTGTAAAACAATATGAGTTAGGAATTGGAGACGCTGGGGAACTAGAATACAAATTTAAGTATGAAAATAAAACAGCAACTTCACCATTTAGAGTATTACGTAAAGCTATGGACAGTAAGAAAGTTCTTAACTTTAAACAAACATACCCAGATGGTACAACAGTAACATTTAGTGGTCAAGTTTCAGTAAAACTTGGCGGTGGTGGTGTAAATGGTGTTATTGAATTTACACTTAAAGTTGCTTTACAGTCGGATTTAGTATTTGCAGACGCTTCTGTAGTAATGTAAGAAAGGAAATTAACATAGATGGCAAAGAAACCATATACAACTTGGCAAGTAGGTAAAGAAGAATATAAACTAAAATTAACAACATCAGCAGTATGTAAACTTGAAGAGAATTTAGGGGTAAATATTGTTAAAATCTTTAATTTTAATGATGACTTCCCGTTACCTCCACTAAAAACTATGTTGTATGTATTACATGGTGCTATTACAAAATATCAACATGGGTTAAAATTTGATGATGTAATGAATATTTTTGACGAATATTTAGACGAAGGACACGATCAAATGGATCTATTAATGGAAGTATTAATTCCGTTAATGCAAGACTCGGGTTTTATTCCGAAGGAAGAGAAGAAAGCGGAAAAAGTCAAAGTTCTAAAATAATAGAAACTATGACTGAATATATTGGGGAGTTATACCCTATTGCACTAGATGTAGGGATAACTCCTCCTTTATTTTGGGAATATTCAATACAAGAAATAACAGATATTATTGATAGTAGAAATCGTGTATTAGAATTTAACAGGAAAAATGAATATATCCGTGATTATTATTTGGCTAAAAGTATTGTTGAATGGTTAGCACCTATGTTAAGTAAAGACGCTAAACCACCCGAATTATGGAATTGTGCTCCTGACTATGTTTTTGAGAAAGAAAAAGAAGAAATCGAGAAACAACGTGTTGAGTATGAATTGGAATTACATAAGGAACGAATGAGAGAATTTACAATGAGGTTTAATTCTCAAAGGGCTAATAATACGCTATAATCTCTAATAGGAGGTTATGTATTTATGAGTAAAGAGAATAATTTTACAATGCCGTTAATGTGTCCGCAATGTAATTCACAAGATATTCAATTTCAATTGGTTAACCATCAAGATTTGAAACCAAAAGGAAAAAGCTTTCTATGGTGGATAACAATAGGCTGGTTGTGGGTTTTAGTTAAATGGGTAATTTTTTATGTAATAATGGGATGGTTTATAATTCCGTTCAAGTTTTTATTGCCGAAGAAATATAAAATACAAAACACAGTTAAAAACTATAAAATTTGTAAGCATTGCGGATATCATTGGAAATAATCAAAGTTAAAGTCAATCAATAATGATTGGCTTTTTTATTTTACCTTGAAAGGAGGAGCAAATGGCAACATTAGAAGAATTAAAAGTCGTTATCAACGCTGAATTGAAACCATTTCAACAAAAAATGAAAGAAATGGAGAATACAGTAACTCAATCAACTAATAACGTAAGAAATAAGCTTAGCGGGTTAAAAAATATGTTTTCAAGTTTAGCAAAAGTAGCCGCTTTAGGTTACTTAGCGAGAGAGTTATACCAGTTAGGTAAATATTCAGTTCAAACAGCGTTAGAAGTTCAGGCTTCTATGAACCAAATTCAACGGCTTATGGGTGAAAGTTCTCAAGCTTTCTTAAAATGGGCTGAAAATAATGCATTAGCTTTTAATATGAGTAAGGCTGAGGCTATAAAATACGGATCAACCTATGGAAATATACTGGCTGGGTTCATTAAAAATCAAGATAAATTAGCAGGTTATACAGCTAAACTGTTAGAAACATCTTCAATCATTGCACAGGGAACAGGACGAACTATGACTGACGTTATGGAGCGTATCCGAAGCGGTTTGCTTGGGAATACTGAAGCTATTGAAGACTTAGGGGTAATGGTTCAAGTTAAAATGATTGAAAGTACAGAGGCGTTTAAAAAGTTTGCTAATGGTCAAAGTTGGGAACAATTAGACTTCCAAACACAGCAACAAATAAGGTTGATGGCGATTTTAGAACAAGCAACAAAACGTTATGGAGACACATTACAAGATAATGTTAACAACAGAATAGCAACGTTTAAGGCCTTAATGAAAGACTCAGCATTAAATATTGGTAATGCGTTTTTACCTATAATTAATGCTATTATGCCTGTTTTAAATGCATTTGCTAGTGTTATTCGAACAGCGACAGCGAAGTTGGCCGAATTCATTCAGTTACTATTTGATAAAAAAGTAAGTAGTACTGATGGAGTTGCAGGGGCTGTAAACAATGCTACCCAAGGTTTGCAAGGTGCAGGGAATGCGGCTGGAGATTTAGCTGATAATTTAGATGACGCTGGCGGAGGTGCTGGAAACCTAGCTGACAATGTAGGAAAAGCAGGTAAAGCCGCTAAAAAAGCAGTAAAAGAATTACGTGGTTTAATGGGGTTTGATGAAATTAACCTATTAAATAAAAAGAATGATGACTCAGACGACAACTCTGGAGGAGGTGGCGGAGGAGGTAAAGGCGGTAAAGGAAAAGGTCGTGGTGGTAAAGATATTTTACCTGATATAGATATTTCCGACAGAGGTACAAAATATAACACTATGTTTGATGGACTTCTTGAAAAACTTAAACCCTTACTAGCTTTTCTTGAGCATTTAAAGAACCTGTTTAAACTTGGTTGGAAACTTACTTTCAGAGAAGAAGGTATCGAACAACTAAAAAAATCACTTATGGGGATTAAAGAGTCTTTAGAAATAATATTTGGTGATGGACTGGTTGCACGAACGGCCGGAACGTTCTTAGAAAGGTTAGCATTTGCATTAGGGCAAACAACAGCGGCGTTAGCTAACGTTGTATTAGGGATAGCCGTATTTATTGCTGAAAGTCTTAATAAATCGTTGCAGGAAACTAGACTTGATATTAAAAGTTGGTTAATGCGAAGTTTCTTAGAAATGGGGGATATAGTAGGAAGTATTGGTAACATTGCCGCTGATATCTCAAACATTTTCTATGATACTATTACCAGCAAACCATCAACAGATATTGGATCTAATATAATTTCGACATTAACTTATGCTACCATGGGTGTTGTTGATGTAGGGTTGAAATTAGGTCGTGACATCCTTGCAGGGATAGAAAAAACAATTAGTGAAAATAAAGATAAACTTACTCAAGCTTACATAGGT